GCAAGTCAGTTGCCCTGATGGGATTCCCACCAGAAACTGATATGAACATATTATTCAGTAGTATGAACAAAACCATTGAGTCCCTTAAGCAGTACATTGACCGCTGAGGCAATCTCTGTTATACTATCCGAGTAATCCCCCGAATCCAATTAATCCGAGGTAATCCAAATGTCTTTTGCTGACCTTAAAAAGCAGTCTAAACTTGGTTCTTTGACCGCCAAACTGGTTAAAGAAGTTGAAAAAATGAATACGAGTAGCGGTTCTAGTGACGACCGCGTATGGAAATTAGATGTGGACAAAAGCGGCAATGGTTATGCCGTGATCCGTTTCCTTCCTGCTCCGAACGGTGAGGACCTTCCGTTCGTGAAACTCTACAGTCACGCATTTCAAGGTCCTGGTGGTTGGTTCATCGAGAACAGTCTGACTACTCTGGGTCAGAAGGATCCTGTGTCTGAACTGAACTCTGAACTGTGGAACAATGGCACTGATGCTGGTAAGGAACTGGCACGTAAGCAGAAGCGTAAACTGACTTACATCAGCAACATCTATGTGGTGAAGGATCCTGCTAATCCTGAAAACGAAGGTAAGGTCTTCCTGTTCAAGTATGGTAAGAAGATCTTTGATAAACTCACCGCTGCAATGCAACCTGAGTTTGAAGACGAAGAGGCAATCGATCCGTTTGATTTCTGGCAAGGTGCCAACTTCAAACTGAAGGCGAAGAACGTTGCTGGTTATCGTAATTACGACTCCAGCGAGTTTGCTGCTGCTGCTCCTTTGCTGGACGATGATGACGCAATGGAAGCAGTGTGGAAGAAGCAGTATTCGCTTGCTGAACTCGTTGCTGCTGACCAGTTCAAGTCTTATGATGAACTGAAGAAGCGCCTTGACTATGTGCTTGGCACTAAAGGCACTCCTCGCTATCAGGATCCTGAAGATCTGGATGAAGATAACACCCGTGGTTCTACCCGTGAACTGACTGAGGATCTTCGTGAGGAACTGTCTTCTCTGAAACCCACTCGCCGTGCTGCGGTTGAAGAAGATGAGGATGACGATGCGTTGTCGTATTTCGCCCGTCTTGCCGAAGAGTGAAGTCTGATTACACCATTGATCGTGTAAGTAAGTCCGAAGCCGCAGAGTTACTTCTGCGGTTTCATTATCTTAAGGACTTTTCTAAAACTTTCAAATCGGGTTGGAACTATGGTCTTTATAAGAATAATGACTTTTGCCCATTAAATATTGGTGGTATTCAGGGAGTCTGTGTGTTCACTGGACTCCCTGTTCCTGAGATTGCTAAAGGAGCATTTGGATTAGAACGAAATGAGCAAGAAGGACTCTTTGAACTTTCACGACTTTGCATACATCCTGACACCCAACAGGGAGAGCATAATATCACTTCTTGGTTCGTTTCAAGAGCGATTAAACAGTTACGAAAGGATACTGAAGTTAAAGCAATCATCTCTTACGCTGATAGTGATTTCCATTTTGGTACAGTCTATCGCGCTCTTAATTTTAAATATTGCGGACTCACAGACCCAAAGAAAGATTTCTACTATGCAGACGGAACTAAACACTCTAGGGGCAAAATTAAAGGTGCTGCAGGAGAATGGAAAGACCGTTCCCGCAAGCACCGATATGTGATGATGTTTGATAAGAATCTAAAACTCTTATGGGTTTGATGCTTTAGTATTTTCAGTTTTAATTAGTCTTCCATTCACATACTGAGATGACTTATCATAGTTCATCTCTTTTCTTGTATCTAAAATTATTTGTTGTAGATATCTTGGTTTTAAGACGTAGATTCCTCTTTTTTCGTTATTTTTTCTAATCTCATACTCATAGTTACTAATTCCAATCACAGGATTTAGTGTTGATGTTGGTGAACTTGGATTTGGAATCGTGAAGTTTGAATCAACAACTTTGCCAGCAGGAAGAATCAATCTGTCTTGGGAATCTTTAACTTCTGTAGTTTCATAATGATGAACTGAATTTAAATCATTTCCATAAAGTTCATAAGCATAATTATAAATTTCTTTATCTGAAAGTGGCCACTGGTCTCTGACTCTCGTAATTCCTGCACAGACCAGAACAACCCAATCATACTGAGAACTTCCATAAAGTTCCTGTGCAACTGTTTCTGGTCTTGCACCATCTACAATCTGATACTTATCAAAAATAGTGAAAACATTTTGCAAGTCATCACGAAGTTTAACTCGACGAAATAAATTTTTAACAAGTAAGTAATCATCAGATGACTTACTATCTGATAAGAACGATTGATATTCTAGATTTGGTAACTCTCTAAAGTATGACATTAGTAACCAACTCCATCTGAACCAACAGTTGTATTATAATCCTCAGCATAAATTGGTGTGAGTTCTTGAAATCCTAATCCCAACTGAACATTAACTGGTGCTCCATCGGAATATGTTGCGTAAGTTCCACCAGGTGCATAATTAACTGACATACTTGTAAGAGCACAGATTTTAAACTTATTCAAATATGGATGTGGTTTAGACCCACTCATATATTGAATTCTAAAAACTTCAGGTGCTTGTAGAAAAAATCCTGCGGCACCTTCTCCAGTTCTTCCTTTTTTTGCAGCACTATGAATTTTAAATTTTCTAATAATTTGTTTAATTACTTCTGCTTCTTTCTGTGAGCGAGGAGTCATATCAAATCCAAAAGAAAATCCATCTCTTAGATTAACCCCAGTAAATACTAATTCTAAGTTTGGATTTGATATTGTTCCAGTATATCTTGATGGTATTTCTGCACCTTGCCCTGGTAACAATGCATTAATCGCTGCTTGTATTCCAATAGCTTTAATATAATTTTGAGCTGTTGCTGACTTTGCTGCTTGAAGAAATTTTTGTCCAGTTGCACTTAATTTATTTTGAAGATCTGTAGCATTTTTTGTTTCTAATAATCCAAAACCTCCTGCGGCAAGCAAAGCTCCTCCTATATTAAAAGAACTTGGACCCCATTGTGCTTTGTTAGTATCTCTTATATCATCAGGTATTGGGAGAATAATAGTTCCTTCTATTTTTGCAGTATCTCCGCTCAGTTTATCAATGTATCCCACATCATCTGAAGAAGGTAGAGCAAAAGTTCCTTCTTCAGGAACAAATCCTGGTGGAATATATTTAACAATATCAATTTTCAAATAATCATCCGATGATGTAAGTTTTGATAATGGATATCTATAGTTAAATGGTGCTGATGCCGGTTCTGCCATTTATCCTTTTCTAATTATTTAGAACGAATATTGCTAAAAGGCAGTCTTCTTAAGTCTGCAAGTTCTTGCTGATAGACTTCATATAAACCGCCAGCAACTTCATCCCAAGTATATTGTCTAGATTCTCCCCAGTGAAAATTAATTCCTTTAAATCCCCAGGTATAAACTTCAGTAACAGCAACTAAAGGATTTTGGTCATATTGTATTCCAGTTGTTTTGGCATTATAAACAAAAATATAAAACTTACCAGCAACAGGACGGGTTTTTGTTTCTAGTAGAATACTCATCAATTCAATCATTAAATCATCAGAACTTTCTGTTCCGATTAATTTCCTAACAAGAGGGGCAATTCGATTTATTTTTCTTTCTTGAAGCGTTTTTCTAGGCATTATTTAATACCAAGTTCTTGTTCGGTAATAACTTTAAACTCATATCCACGATCTTCACACCATTCTTTTGCCGCTTCCCATTTTGCTTGGTTCTTAGCATACTCGTAGACTTCACTAATATATTTTTTAGTTTGTCTTTGGGGTTTTTGGGGAGGTAGAGTTTGTTTTTTAGGTTTGATCTCGATCATATATTTTTTAATCGTACCATTAGATTCTTTAACTTTAATAAGAAAATCTGGAAAGTACCGATGTATCTTACCGTCTATTGGTGAACGATATGCGATTGCTTTTTCTTCTGATGACCACGATAAAATATTTTCATTTAAATCGCAGTAAACGCAAAACTTTCTCTCCCATAAGGAACGATAGATGATATTTGTTGGGTCACCATTATATTTTTCTGGAAACGATGGCTTGTATTTTCCTTTATATGACATCTAAATACTTATACTATCCAAATCATATAAGGTATTTAGAGTGCCCGCTACACCACGTAGAATATCTGATATCAAACCATTATTTTCAAATCTTGCTCAGACATCTCATTATCAGGTAATATTTGGTGGATTGCCAACGGCTTTGATTTCTTATTTAAGTCGTAGAGGTGTTAACTCTTTCTTTATTGCCGATACTGCAGGATTGCTGTGCTATTCCGCATCATTACCAACAACATCATTTAGTACAAAGACTGTTGATGGTAATTTTATGGGCATTCAAGAGAAGTTTGCGATGTCGAGATTGTATAGTGAAATTAGTTTAGAATTTTATATTGATAGTAATTACTATAATCTAAAATTCTTAGAGCATTGGATGGAGTTCATTGCTAGTGGATCTCATAATCCAGTTGATAATGCTTCTGCTGGTTCTGTAAGTCAGGCAAATACAAACTATTTTGTAAGAATGCAGTATCCAGAACATTATAAATGCAATTCTACCAAAATTATTAAATTTGATAGAGATTATCAGGCTGAGATTGAATATACTTTTATTGGATTATGGCCAGTTTCATTAAGTGCTCCATCGGTTTCTTATGTTCAGTCTGATGTTTTAAAAGTATCAGCATCATTTCAATATGATCGTTATATTGCAGGTAGACCGCTCAGTATTAACAGATTTAGAGGAGACTTTAATAATAACCAATCATCATCTTCCTCTACAACCAAACCCGCAAATGTTGAACAGCAAACGTTAGTTCCAGTTCGTGGTCAGAGTGGTGTTGTTTTTTATAATAGTAGTGTAGATACCAGGACTACCGCAGAGGTTAATAGAAGATTTTATGATTCGCAAGGTCGTCCAATTATCAACTAAATATCCATATCTGATTAGATTATTATGCCATTACCTAAAATATCTACACCAACATATGAGTTGGAAATTCCTTCATTAGAAAAACAAATTAAGTATCGCCCCTTTCTAGTTAAAGAAGAAAAGATTCTCATTATTGCAATGGAAAGTGAGGATCCAAAGCAAATTGCAGAAGCAGTTAAAACAGTAATTGGAAACTGTATTTTAACTAGAGGAATTAAAATCGAACAATTATCTACATTTGATATTGAATATCTTTTTCTAAACATTCGTGGAAAGTCTGTTGGAGAAGAAGTAGAAGTTCTGATTACTTGCCCCGATGATGGTGTGACGCAAGTTCCAATATCAATTAGTTTGGATGAAATTAAAGTTCAGGTAAAACCAGAACATACAAAAGATATTAAACTTGATGATAATCTGACATTAAGAATGAAGTATCCTTCAATGCAAGAATTTGTTAAAAATAATTTTTCAAGTGATGGGG